GCATACAGTATTTATTCACATAAATACATTGGAGATCTTCAATGGCAACTACTACAAGACAAGAAATTTTTGATTATGTGTACACTCTACTAGGTGGCGGCATGGTAGACGTTGAGTTAGATCCTGTGCACTACGAAACAGCATTAAACAAAGCATTAATTAAATTTAGACAGCGTTCAGATAACAGTGTTGAAGAATCATATTTCTTCATGCCTACAGTCGAAGATCAAAACGAATATACTTTACCTAATGAAATTGTTGAAGTAAGACAGATTTTTAGAAGAAGTATAGGGTCTAGAAGCGGAGGCGGAGACGGCGGAACTCTTTTTGAGCCTTTTAATTTAGCTTACACAAATACTTACTTAATGAGTGGAACAAATTTAGGCGGACTAGCTACCTATAACTTTTTTACTCAATACCAAGAATTAGTAGGCAGAATGTTTGGTTCTTTTATTGAATTTAAATGGAATACAGCTACAAAAAAATTAACACTACTTCAAAGGCCTAGAACGCAAGAAAATTTATTATTAATGTGTTATAATTATCGACCTGATGAACAACTTCTTGAAGATTACTTAGCTAAACAATGGATAAAAGATTATACACTTGCAACAGCAAAATTTATGTTAGGCGAAGCAAGAGAAAAGTTTGCTACAATTGCAGGCCCGCAAGGCGGTACAAGTCTTAATGGTAGTCAATTAAAATCAGAAGCATTAGCTGAATTAGAAAAATTAGAAAAAGAAGTGTCAACAGCAGTTACAGGTGGTGTTGGTTACGGTTTTACTATAGGATAATTTTATTGACTTTTTATATTTTTTATAATATAGTAAAGTATGAAATTACTTGTTATTGGTCACAGTAGACACGGCAAAGACACTGTTTGTGACATTTTAAAAAATAATTACGGCTATAATTTTATTAGCAGTAGTGAATTTTGTTCTAAACTTTTTATATATGATCAACTAAAAGAAAAGTATAATTATTCTAATTACGAAGAATGTTATGCTGATAGACACAATCATAGAGCTGAATGGTATGATCTTATTAGTGATTATAATAAAGAAAACCCTGCTAGATTAGGCACTGAGATATTTAAAGAATACGACATATATTGCGGCCTTAGAAATGCACGAGAGTTTTATGCGTTAAAAGAACAAAAAATTTACGATTATGCTTTATGGGTCGACCGTAGTGAAATATTAGCAACTGAAAAATTTGATAGCATGACGTTAAATGAAACAATGGCAGATTTTACTATAGATAATAATCATAATTTAATTTATCTCCATGAACAAATAGCTTCAGTTATGAATTACATATCTACAATTTAAGCAATCTAGCTGTACTTTTTTCTCATTCCTGATAAATATATTTAACCCATTAGGAGAGAAATAACATGGCAGGATTAGTATCACCCGGCGTTCAGGTCCAAGTAATAGACGAGAGTTTTTACACCCCAGCTGAACCTGGCACAATACCAATGATATTTGTTGCTAGTAGAGAGAACAAAGCAAATGCTTCTAATACTGGCATAGCACAAGGTACTTTGAGCGAAAACGCAGGAAAACCTTATTTGATTAGTTCCCAACGCGAACTAGCTGACTTTTTTGGCGATCCAATATTTGAAGTAGATAGCAATAACAACCCAGTTCACGGTGGCGAGCTTAACGAATACGGCTTACAAGCAGCGTACTCTTATTTAGGTGTGAGTAATAGAGCATTTATTATAAGAGCCGATGTAGACTTAGCTCAAATAGAACCTAGTATTTTCCCTCCAACTTCATTTCCGCCAGGTGGTTCTTTATGGCTAGACTTATCGGATACACAGTACGGTATTCAAGAATGGAACGGTACTGCAAAGCCGGCTACAAATGCACAGACATTTACAACTAAAGCACCTATAACCATTTATAGACAAAATGATGTAGTTGATTATGATAACGAAGACTACACCCCTAAAGGAGCTATAGGTGCAATAGGATCCTATGCAGTAGTGTCTGTTACAGATATTAATAAGTATTGGTATAAAAATTATAGCGGTACTTGGGTAGAAATTGGCTCACCAGCATGGATTAAAAGCTGGCCAACTGTTAAGTCAAGTAAAGCAAATCCGACTCTTACTGCCGGTGCAGCAAATATTACTATTAACGGCACTGTTCTAAGCGTAGATCAAGAAGACCCAACTACAGTAGCATCTAATATAAATGCTTTAGTTATTAGCGGTGTAACAGCAGCTAATCGCGACGGTTATTTAGAAATTTACAGTGATGGTTCTACGTCTGGAGAAGATGATAGCTCATTAGGCGGACCTATTGCAATAGGTGGCGATGTTGCAAAACTTACAGAATTAGGTTTAGTTGCTGGAAATTATTATCCGCCAACAACACAAGCATCAAGACACGTTACAGTACCTGAATGGAAAACTGGCGACACTTATCCTAGACCGAGCGGCAGTGTATGGCTCAAAACAAGTGTTCCTAACGGAGGGATGAATATTTCATTAAAGAAATGGAATTCATCAACTTTACTATGGGACGAAACAGATGCTCTAGTATATCAAAATAATGCAGCTGCCTTAGAAGCATTAGATGTTTCAGGCGGAGGTATTAATTTAGCAACAGGTGTTACTTATACTAAAGTCAATGTAGACAATACTAATCCTGCTAAGTTAAACTTTAAAATTTACGAACGTGTAGCAACCGGATCAACAACTATTACTACAAATTCAGTTACGGGCACAAATCCGGGTGCAGGTACATATACATTCACTGTTGCGAGTACTGATGCAACATATAGTGGGTATTCAACACCGGTTACTGTTTCAGTAACTTTAGCAGGTTCAGCGGTTAACGACTCAGACATTATTGCAGATGCAATTAATGCTGCTGATGTACCAAATGTTACATGTCAAACAACTGATCAAGCTGCTCTAGTAATTAGTCATTCAGAAGGCGGCGAAATTCAATTTGTTGATACCGACGGAATGTTAGAAAATATAGGGTTTGTGCCATACGATAGTACAAATCCAGTAAGTATGCGTTTTTTAGATTATATAGACGGTACTGACGCTACAACTTCTCCAAAGCAATTCCAAGCAACAAATTGGAGAGTGATAGTTTATACTGCAAGCATTGAAGCACCATTTAACGAAGCATCAGAAGGACAACTTTGGTATAGCCCTACATTAGACGAAGTAGATATAATGTACCACGATGGTAATTCATGGGTAGGCTATAGAAATGCGTTTCCAAATACTGATGTAAATGGACCGCAAATAAGAGTTACAAGACCCACTACACAGTCAGACGGTAACGCTTTAGTAAGTGGTGATATTTGGATTTCAACTGGTGACCTAGAGCAATATCCATTGATTTATGTTTTTGATGATACTGTTGTAGGAACAATTGAAGACAAATGGGGATCACCTAAAGATAACACTGATCAAACTACTGAAGAAGGTGTTATCTTTGAGGATGCTAGATATGGTTTAGATGGCGGTACTCCTACACAACAACCAGTAGGAACAATACCACAACTATTAGAAAGCAACTATCTAGATCCAGATGCACCTGATCCAGATCTTTATCCAAAAGGCATGTTATTGTTTAACTTACGTCGCAGCGGATTTAATGTAAAAAGATATGAAAAAAATTACATAGATCTAAATGCTCAAAATCCTAGATTTATAGATGTAGGCACCGGTGATGACGAAGAAATGGAGAACTACTATCCACATAGATGGGTAACAGAAAGTCCAAATCAGATCGACGGAGCTGGAAACTTTGGTAGACTAGCTCAAAGAGCTACAATTGTAAAAAGATTACAAGCAGTAGCTAATAGCAACGAAACTATAAGAGATAGTGAAGTATACCAATTTAACTTATTGTCTTGCCCAGGTTACCCTGAGCTTACAAATGAGCTAATATCACTTAACTATGACAGAGATTTAACTGCGTTTATTGTTGCAGATACTCCGTTTAGATTAGATAATTCAACACCTAGCTTGCAACAATATGCTACAAATGCTCTACTTGCAGCAGAAGACAATGAGCAAGGACTAATTAGTTCAGATCCGTACCTAGCATACTATTACCCTAGTGGTTTTACAAGTGATAATTTTGGTAATAATGTTGTAGTTCCGGCATCGCATATGATGTTAAGAACAATTACATTAAGTGATCAAGTTTCATATCCTTGGTTTGCACCAGCAGGTACTAGACGTGGAACCATTACAAATGCAAGTTCTACAGGATATGTTACTAGCGAAGGTGAATTTCAAGTTGCGACACTTAGCACAGGACAAAGAGATACGCTGTACGAAAATAGAATTAATCCAATCACATTTATAAGTGGATCGGGATTAGTAGCATTCGGTCAGAAAACTAGATATGCTGCTTCGTCAGCTTTAGACAGAATCAATGTTGCTAGACTTGTAATTTATATGAGACAGCAACTTAAGAAACTAGCTAAGCCATACCTATTTGAACCTAACGATAAAATAACAAGAGATGAAATTAAAGCATCTGTTGAAACTTTAATGTTAGAACTTACAGGTAACAGAGCTTTATATGACTTCTTAGTTGTATGTGATGAAACTAACAATACACCGGCTAGGATTGATAGAAACGAATTGTATATAGATATTGCGATCGAACCAGTAAAAGCAATTGAATTTATATATATTCCGTTACGTATTAAGAATACCGGCGAAATTGCAAATTTATAAAGCTAAATATATACAGTTAGGAGCAAAGAAAATATGCCAGTATCATCATTGACTAAAATGACAGTGCCGATAGCAAACGATCAAAGTGCAGCTAATCAGGCAATGATCATGCCTAAACTACAGTATAGATTTAGGGTAACATTTATTAATTTTGGAGTTAGTACACCTACTACAGAATTAACAAAACAAGTTGTAGACATTACAAGACCAAACGTAAGTTTTGAAGAAATTGTATTAGATAGCTATAATAGTAAAGTATACTTAGCAGGTAAGCACTCGTGGCAAACTCTTACTGTTAACTTAAGAGAAGATGTAAACAATAATGTACAGCTTCTTGTAGGCGAACAATTACAAAAGCAATTTGATTTT